TTTCGCCCACGACGTAGGTTGGTTTAACTTCTGAAATGACTCTGAGCATATGCGGCCAGAGGTGTCGCTCGTCCTCTTTCCCAAGTCGCTTACCTGCGCTTGAGTATGGTTGGCAAGGAAATCCTCCTGTGAGTATGTCAATTGTTCCTCGGTGAATAGTGAAATCTGTCTTTGTAATGTCTTCATAACTAATTGAGTTTGGCCAATAATGATTTAAAACTTTGCGAGGGAAAGGCATCCATTCACAATGAAATGTATTGTTCCACCCCATCCATTCAGCGGCTAAATCGAAGCCACCTATTCCGCTAAACAACGATCCGTGATTCATTGCTTTGACAAATAAAGTTTGTAAAGTTCACGGAAGCCTTCGAACTGAATCGATTCTTTGAGTAGCTGACGTTTGCGGTCACTCATTCGCTCAACCATTCCTTTTGAAAGTTGCTGTTCGTTGAAGACTGTCTTTCTTGCCTTCGCTTTGCAAAGATTGTATTCGTCGTCTGTAAACGTTTCAGCGGTTATACGCTTACTTTCTTCGAGCCATCGCATCATTGACACACCTCGCAATTCTAACGTCGTCATTTTGCCTTGTTTGAAGCTGTCTATATCTTCTTTCAACATTCGTCTCCAACTGTCGTCATTCACCGCCATTTCATTCTCCTTTATTAATTGTGATTTTTCCTCAATTGATTGCGCTATTTCACGCTGTATTTGTAAGTTCGCTTTGTCGCGGTGTGGTTTGTAATGGGTGAGCACGTCACCAATAAACGACACGCTCAACGCTCCGAAGTGCTCACACTTCTTTGTCAGTTCATTCGCTGCGTTCAATTCAAACGCGAGATTGAAGTGTTCAAACGTAACCCAACGAAAGTGTTTACCTATGAACTCGTGCAGCATTTGCAACAGTTGCGCTTCTGGAAGTGCTATTCCGTACATAGCGCAAACCTTTGAGCATAACTTGACGAAAGTTGGCAAGTCGTAGTCGGCTACAAATGCGCTTTCTCTTTCCGCACGATCAACCCTTTGTGTAGTTGTGAGCGTCGTTGTAGATGCGTTGCGCAGCGTCTGAATCGAATTTTCCATTTTTGATTTTTGTTTGTTGGTTTGTAGTTACAAAGGTAGATAAGTCCCACTTGCGAACGGCAGCCTTCCAGTCCTTCATCGCGTTCCTTCCCACCTTCCAACCATTCGCTTCGTAGTGAGCGTGGAATTTCTCGGTAAATTTAAGCGCGTCGTCGTTGCTTAACTTTTCGCAGGCGTATTCGTAGATTTCAACAACCGTTGGTTTAACGAACGCAGTCTTTTTTTCTTTTGTTGGTACTGGAAGGTTAGCCTGTGGAACGGATAAGCGAATAAGAATATCGTTTATCTTTTGGTCTTGTTCCTTTATTTGCGCTTCGAGAATCTCGATTCTCTTTTTTAGTTGTAGTATTAGCATTATAATTTCTCCTCTCTGATTTCTATTTTAAAAAGTTCTTTTAGTATCTCAATTTCGTGGTCTTTGAAATTGGTTATTCCGTTTTCGCGTAGGCAGTAATTCGATTGTTCGATTCCTAACTTATACGCGAGGTATTCCTGTTTATAACCATAGAACAAACGGTAACATTTGATTGATTTGTGAAATGGTATCATTAGTCCCAACCCTCCCCTTTGTAATCGTCAGCGTCTTCTTCGCGTGTGCATTCGTAACAAAGACCTATTTCATCTTCGAATAGTTCCTGCACGTCGCTGTCGTCCCAGTCACGATATTTTCTGTTTGTTCTTTTGATTTCTTCAATGCGTTCTTCAATTTGGTCTGAATCGCAATAACGGCAATAGTCGCTCATAGATTTTTGATTTTAAGGTTTATTTTAATTTGGCTTTTCTTTTTGCTTCTAGTTGTTTTTGGTGCTCTAAGTGTTCAACAAACTTAGTGAAAAATTTAATAGGTTTAGCATAACCCATCGCGTTCATCAATTCACAGATACGTTCAACAGTTGCCGCGTAGGCTTTGTCGCACTCAATCTGCCAAGTCGCTTGTTTGATTCCGTGCATTACTGTCGCGTGATCCTTTCCGTAGTGCTTACCAATTGATTCGAAAGACTGAAAGTAACAAGGACGAATTAAAAAGAAAATAATTTGTCGTGCTGTCACTATCTCGCGTCTTCTTGTTGGTGTGTAAAGCATTTGAGACTGAATACCCACAACGCTACAAACAACGTCTTCAAGTGCGCTCCAGAATATCTCACGCTCGTTTTCGAGTTCCTGTTGTTGTTTGATTTGTTCGCTGCTCAAACGTTCATATTTCGGAGTAAGCATTGTCCATAGTGTTTCAAAGCGTTCCATGTGTGCAAACGGTATCATATCTACTATTTGCTGTCTTATTTGTTCGTTAGTCATTTTCTTCGTTTATTAAAATTGTTGGTGTAAATGTGCTGAATACTTCTTCGCGTGACAATCCTGTGTGCAGACAAATGTTGTTGAAGTCTTTCATTCTCATTCGCTCTGGATGTGCAACGTAAAGTCGTGCCGTTGGGTCGCTGATGCGCAAGACGTTCTTGAAGTTGTGCATCGTCTTAAATTGACTTTTGACGAGGCGACCGAATGGTGTTGAATAGATTTGTTTGTTCATTTTTTCAATAGTGGTTTAATCAACTGCTCTTTCTTCTTGTTTTCTTCGTGGTTCGTTCCGCGTAGTTCTGGATTGCGTTCCTTAACTAATCGCGCTATGCGTGTGATGTTGTCGGCTGTCGTGTACTTACCAAGTTCATACATAGCAAAGAAGTTGCTTGTGATGTCTTTACGCTCTGCGAATTGGTCTTGCCATATCTTCACACAAAGTGCTTTGTTATCGTTGCGGTATTTCTTCGCCTGTTTGAGTAGTTTCTCAACACGCTTTTCAAGTGATACTAATTTTTTCATTTTGTTACAGGTTAAAAATTGATTTTACAATACGTTGAATGAAGTTCAATTGAGGTTGTTTTACCTTTACCTTTTGCGCTGTTGTTTGTTTTGGTTTTGCTTGGTTGAAAAGTGTCGGTTGTTTTGCAAATTGTTTATACTGCTTTTTGTTTTTGTATTTATTGTAATTCTTTTTTTCACTTACAAATAATTCATAACGGTCAGTTCGAATACGCTCAACGGCTTTATAACTTCCGTCTTTTTCCTTCCAGAATAAACCTGCTTTTTTTAGAGGCATTTGATAACCTTCACAAGTATTCATTTTTGCAAGTGCTTCTTTTGGTTTCAATCCGTTATTTACTAATTTGCAAAATTCACGAACTCTTTCAATGTTAAATGGCTTTTGATTTTTCATTTTGTTTTTATTGTATGGTTTATTATTCATTAAGTTAAAAAATAGGGGTTAATGTATGTTATAACCCCCATTTGTATTTAGAATGGCAATTCGTCTTCGTCTTCTTGCGTTGGTTGAACTAACCCGCTTTTTTCGAGCATTGACTTCGCTTTGTTCATTTGATCCGCAGAGCGCTCTAAACGGTCGCTGAATTGCTGAGACGAACTAACTTTGTTTTGAAGCCACTCTGGAAGCATCTTAAAACGCAAGTCGAAGTCTTCTGAATCGTAGTCTAAAAGAAACGCTGCATTAACCTGTGGTGGGCAAACCATTCCTTTCGCAAGTGGTGAAGCTCCTTTAAGGTCTGCGTAAGTTCTTCCTGTGTTAGCTGTGCGGTGCATAACGCTTACCATTGCTTCTTTGCCTAGTAATGTTCCAATGTCGAATTTGTTCGCTTCCGCGTCGCTCATTGCCTTGCCTAACCACGATTGAACGAAGGCTCTTAGTCCGCTTTTCTCGTGCATTGACAAAGTAAAGTCGCGTCCGATTGAGAACGGTTGTTCACCTTTACCGAAGTCGGCTGTTTCAAGTGGTAGTTCAAACACTAAGCGAACTTTGTTCACTAACTTTTCTTCGCCTTGATAGGTGTCGACGATTGTTCCAATGTGAATGATTTGGTAGCAACGCGCTACGTGTGTTCCTGCGGGTACTGTTTGACCTCCGCTGTTGTTGTTGTTTTGTTGTGCAATGATGCTCATGTTGTTGTTGTTTATTTGTTGTTGATTTATATAATTTTCAAATTTGTTTGCGAGTTTCGCTTCTTCGTTTTGCCAGAACCATTCGTTTGCTGACATTTGTTCTTCCTCGCTTATTCGCTTGTAATAACCCATTTAGATGCGGTCTTGGAAGATACGATAGTCGAACTCGAATGTTATTCCGTCTTTCTTCAAACGAACGTAGTGGAGATCGTAGTCGGGTTCATCTTTGCGAAAGAAGCGTCCAAGAACATCAAAGTCGAAAGTGTTTCCGTTTTCGTCTGTGAACTGGCGTCCTTGGTTTTCATGAAACCAACCGTTTTCGTGTTCGAAGTTCTGCGCAATTACTTTGATTTCTTCATTCAGACGCTTGATGTCGTCCATTGAAAAGTGATAAGTGATTTTTGGATTGTACATTGATTTTGATTTTTAGTGGTTACAAATATATTCAATTAGTTCGTCGTTCCAACGCAATTCTGAAATTTTTTGATGTTTCTCAATGTTGGCTGCTATCTCGTTGTGAGTTAGGTTATAGGCTGACGCGCTCGAATAAACACAAATAAAGTTAGATTTCTTTTGGTGGCTCTGGTAATTCTTTCCAAGACGAAGTAGTAACTTTGAGGAATACTCGTTCAAGTTCTGCAATTCGTTGTTCGCACAGTTGATCCCTAGAGGTTGACCCATTCTTCTGATTACCGTAGTAATTTTGTGCGGTAATGATTCCGTCAATAAGAATTTGTACTTCTTCTTCAAAGAGAAAAATTGATTTGTAAAAATTGGCTCTTTCATTGTTCATTTGATTTATTGGTTTTTAGATTTCTTTTGATAGTATTATTTCTTCGCGTGGTGTTGCTTGTTTGATTCGGTCGTATGCTGTCACCGCTTCGTCGTAGTGATTGTACGACATGTGAAATTCTCCGTTTACTTTGATGACGTAATACATATCTGTAAGCGTCGTCTTTTGAATTAGTTCTACTTTCATTTTGATATTGTGTTTGGTTGTTGTTCTAATTGTCTTGTGGATTCGTCAATCGTTCCTGCGATTAACATTCCTGCGAATAGCATCGCGATAAAGAGTAGTGTTTTTTTCATTTGATTATTTGGGTTTAGTTAATGTGCGTTGTTGAGCCGCACCCCTCATTTTATTAAATTCCTGTATGATAATTTTTGCATAATCCGATTTCGCGCTTAATAGCGTCTGGGCTATCTTGACAAGGATCGTATTGATTATAATCTTCGATAGTGTTAAACTTGAAACACTCGATGCTGTAACCATCTTTACGCTCCCAAATTTCATACACCCCAACACATTGCTCGCCCTCTTCCCTGCTCCACGCATAACACGCGATAGTTTTTTTAGGCTGCATACTGGTATGACCGTCATTCCAACCGCTTAAATCTCTTTTAAAAGGAAGTTCTTTGATAGAACGACCTGCATAGCTAGCCCATAATTTAAGAAATTCGTCAATTCTTACAGAAAGTCCGCTAAAGGTTACTGTGCTTTCAATTTTTGTTCTCATCGTTGTTTTGTTTTTGATTATCTTTGGTTTGTTGAGTACAAATGTATGCTAACTTTTGTAATATCCGACAAAAAAATAAAAATAAATTAAAAATAATTTATAACTAATTGAAAATGAATGTTAAGACATATAAAAAAAGTTACAAAAAAAGTAGTGTAAAGCGTAAAATAGCACCCGAAAGCGAAGCAAATCAACAAGAGATTGTAATAAAATACCTTCGTTTAGCATATCCAACCGCCTTGTATTGCGCTTCTGCGGGTGGTATGCGAACGAGTTACTTGCAAGCGATCAAGATGAAGCGCACAGGTTACGTAAAAGGCTTTCCCGACCTATTCATTTACGAACCACGCGGAGAATATCACGGTCTTGCTATTGAGATGAAGAAAGAAAAGGGTGGTGTTGCATCACCAGAGCAAAAGGAATGGCAGGAACAATTAAGAAACAGAGGCTATTGTTCTTATATTTGTAAAGGTAGCGAGGAAGCAATTAAGCAAATCGACGAATATTTTAATGGGTGACACTTGACCACTACATAGAAGGACACTACAAAAAGTTCAAAGAACTTGCGAAGAATATCTCGCGAGGCGAAGACTACTATGAAGATTTGCTTCACGACTCTTTGCTCTCTATGTTTGGAAGTAAACACATTGAAAACCTAATCGACACAGGCGACTTTGAGTTCTATTTAATCCGTGTAATGTATCTCGCAGTCAATTCGCCAACCTCTCCGTTTTACAAACAAACAATCGCGTGGAATCGTAATCGTCGTGACTTCAAAGAATACGCTCACGAAGTGGACAAGACGTGGTTAGGTGCACGAATGACCAACGAGCAATTGGATATTCTAATTAGTCGTCTGAGTGAGTTTGAAAGGCTTATCTTTCAAGAATACATCTTTGAAGGTTTCACCTACCGAGAACTTTCCAAACAAACAGGAATACCAACTGTATTTTTGTACAGAACAATTGATAGTATCAAACAAAAAATAAGAGCAAATGTTATTCGCAAAAAGTAATGAGTACAAACGCAGGTTAGAAATTTGTAGAACCTGTAAATTCTTCGAAGCATCAACTCAAAGTTGTGGGCCATTGATCGTTGGCGAAGAAGTAGAAACCGAAGTCCTATTCCGCAAAAAGTCAATTAAACTTTGTGGCTGTGTTATGCCTATCAAAGCAAAGTTAGCCTTTGCATCTTGTCCAGCGTCTAAATGGGACGGTGTTCTTTCAATGGAAGAACAAATCGAGTTCAAACGATTCTTGCTCGATATGAAAGCCCAGGGACGTTTGGAACAGAAAGATATGTTGAAGTTCTATTCGTTCAAGGATAAAGCCACAGGAGCGTTCAACGAGCGTTCTACTTGTTCGCCTTGTGTGAAGAAAGACATCAATACTTTTCTTGAATCAATGAAAGATGTTGAAATAGGTGAATAACTATTCGTTGTAACAATTGACATTCAAAGTATATTTGTATTGTCAAGCGTTTTAGGTATTAACCCTCTTTTGTTTACGCTTGACGGCTATAAACAATTGGGGGTTATTTTTTTGAACTAAATGAAACAAACTGGATAAGAACACAAACCACCTTCGTAAGTCAAAGCGAAGTAACCAATGACTACACTTGCAATAAACCAATGCTTGGATCGTGTAACTGCCCTTTTAAGGGCGAGAGTAATCTTTTTCGGGGGGGAGCTTTTTCTTTTGTTCTTTCTTTATAGTGCTTACACGTTTTCTTTGTTCTTTTCTTTTCTTTGCATATTTAGTGACATACTAATAAATTTAATGACATACAATGACACATACAGAAACCAAACTTGTAATAGTTCCAGAACATCAAATAAAATGGTTTGATAAAAACTATGGTTTTATTAATGACAATGACTTTCAAACTGACGGTGCTTCTTGGTATATGTTGGTAAGCAACATTAAAGGTCACAATTTTAGATTTTTAAACTACAATGCAAATTCAGAAAGTTTGATAGAAGGATTTTGGTTAGGATATCACGCAGGTAATCAATCAACTATTAACACTCAATACTTTTTGGACTGTTGCTTAATGGCTGAAGCAGATGCTATTGAATTGGAATTTTACGAAATTGCTTTTAACATTAATACGCTTCATAAGGAAATTACAACTTACATTATAAACGCAGAAACCGAATTCAATTCAATCATATTAAACAAATGATATTAATACCAGCTCAACTTGAATCAGTAGGAACAAGAAAGGACAAGACGTTAAAGCTAACCTTTGGAACAAACGAGTTAAGTCCTGCTCAAGCGTCAGAACTATTTACAATAGCAAATCAGTTCGGTTATCTCGCTTTCAAAGACGAAGATTTTAAGCGCGAAGAACTGGACGCAGTAGAAAGTCTTAAGAGCGAGTTAGAAGATACGCTCAAGAAGCCTTCACAACGATTGAGAGGTGTTCTCTTTCGATTATTCGAACAGGACAATGATGGATTCAAAACATTCTCGAAATACTACGATTCTAAAATGGAACAACTTATTAACCACTACAAGGGTAAATTAGGGTAATTGTTACCTTCGAAAAGTAAACGAGAGTAGTTTTTATATTTATAAATTATGAGCAAGGAAGAAAACAAACCACAAAACGCAACACTAAAAAAGACTGCTATGCTAAAGGCTCTCGAAAGCACTTTGGGTGTGGTGACTTCTGCCTGTGAGATTGTTGGAATAGATAGAACAACACACTATCGTTGGTTGCAAGAAGACGAAGATTACAAAGCAAAGGTTGAATCATTGTCAGACCTTGCTGTTGACTTTGCAGAAAGTCAGTTATTCGAATTGATTAAGGGAGCGCACCGCGAGGTATCAACACCAGACGGTGAAGTAATCCGTATTCAAGACGCACCCAACACAAGCGCAACAATTTTCTATTTGAAGACACGCGGAAAGAAACGAGGGTACGTTGAGCGAAATGAAATTGCAGGTGTTAACGATGCTCCTATTCAAATAATAATCAACGACAAATTATAAGCACCAATTCGACAAATTACCGAATGAGTAAAGCAACTTTGACATTTGACCTTAACGATTCAAACGATCGTGTTGAGTTCAACAGAATCACAAAGGCGCGTGATATGGCGATGTTACTTTGGGAAATTGAGATGAACGGTTATCGCAAGTTCACCAAGTACAACGACCGGCAAGAAGACGCATACCAAGAAGGTATCGAAGAAGTATTTGAATACTTTCGCGCACTACTCAGCCATCACGAAATAGACATTGAACAAATAATCGTATAAATATGGCAGACATCACAATGTGCGAAGGCATTAACTGCAACCAAACAAACACTTGCTACAGGTATCTCGCGAAGGCGAACCCATACCGACAAAGCTACTTCAGCGAATCACCAATGAAGGACGGCGACTGCGAAATGTTTTGGGACATACGCGAAATCAAATCGCACCCGAAAGGGTAACGCAATATGCAAAATGAACATAATCGTAACCGAGGGGGTACACTTTATAATGTGATTGTGTCGCAAGTATAGGAGATTTTTGCGACAAAGAACGGAGAACTAAACTTATAATAAGGAATGAGCGAAAACAAATTAAACTTCTTGAAGTCTCAAATACGCGCTTTCAATCCAGAGTGGACGAAAGAACAAATCGAGATGGAAGCAATCAGAATCTACAACGAAGCAAAGACTATCGACGACGACGACGAAGGGTGTTTGTATTGTGGTTCATAAACAAATAAATACGAATAAATGAGTATAAAAGTAAGCATACCCGCTGACTATTCAAGTGTAACAGTTAAGCAATACGTTGACTTTCACGCGGCTAAAAACGACATTGAACGCCTGGCGTCCGTGTCTAACTTAACGAAAGAACAGGCGGAACAGATTCCCTTCCAACATTTGCCGACGTTAATCCAAGCATTTGAAGGAACGTTGCTAAACGAAAGCGCGAAGTTCTTTGAAACGATTACGATCAAGGACAAAGACTTTGGATTTATCCCAGACTTGTATTCAATCAGTATGGGTGAGTACGCTGACATCTCAACCTGGGCTTCTGACGTGTCAACCAATATGGTCAAGATAATGGGAACGCTTTACAGACCTATCGACAAACGCGTGGGTTCAAAGTACACAATTGTACCACACAGCAAACAAAACAGAGAGTTAGTTGAGGGGTACGTTGAACAGATGACGCTCGAACAATTCAATGGTGCGATGCTTTTTTTTTCGACTTTGCTAACCGAACTAAGCAACACTTCGCTCGATTATTTGGAGAACGAGGTGAAGAAGTTGACGGAGGAGTTGACGGAGCAATTGAAGACCGAGACAACCTAAACCAAGTGTTAGGAAGGTACGGTTGGTACCACCTTTTTATGGAAGCGTGCGGGCGCGATATAACAAAGTTGGACGCAATTACGGAAAAAAGCGCTTGGGAAATATTTACTTATATGACTTACCTAATAGACTACAATTATGTCCAACATTCAAAGTTACAACGCCTTAATCGATAGGTTCAAAGCATTTGCTTCTGGACACTTTATACTGAAAAGATTTTCACACGGACAAATCGAAGTCTCTGACTTAGAAAAGTTTGGTGAATATCCATTTATGCACGTCATTCCTTCCAACGTGACCTATTCGCAAGGGATGAAGACTTTCAGTTTTCAGATTGTCCTTGCGGATTTGCCTCGTGACAAAGAAGACAAGAGCGAATATCAGCGCGAAGCGTTATCAGACCTTCAAAGAATAGCAGAAGACTTAATTGCCGAGATTACAAACCACCGCGTTTTGTTCGGTGACTTAATCACGGTTCAAAATGTTTCGTTAGAACCATTCCTTGAAGAGTTTCAACACACATTGACGGGTTGGACGGTAAGTCTTGACCTTCTTGTCCCTTATTATTGGGACGCTTGTTCTATCCCTGCTGAGTGGAACGACTTCTTCGAAAGCGGAAGCGGTGGCACAGGATCAATTTTAACGTTCATAGATAGCATAACACGCGACGAGAATGGAAATGTTTCTTTAGTTAACGACGAGGCAGAACCTTCGCCTAACTACTACTATGGAACGAATGACGAAGGGGTGCGCGGTTGGTACTTGTTGACTGACGAAGTAGGTTTAACGTGCGTAACGCTTCCTTCTTGCCAGACGATTATCGACATTGAAGCAGCTATTGATTTATTGCAGACTGACGTTACCGACTTGCAGAGCGACATTTCATCTTTGGAGACGAACAAAGTACCTTACACAGGCGCAACAGGCAACGTTGACTTAGGCGAATATGAGTTGAAGGCGGGACAGATTGAGTTCGACCAAACACCAACAGGAACGGCAGGGGTTGGCGTTATGCGTTGGAACGACACAGATGGAACGGTTGACGTAGGATTGAAAGGTGGAAACGTAACTTTACAAGTAGGACAAGAAAGCGTTATTCGTGTAGTAAACAAGTCGGGTTCTAATTTACTCGAAGCAAATTATCAAGCGGTTCGCGTTCGTCTTGTTGCCGAAGGTGGTGCGCAAGGTCAACGATTAGCCGTCGTGTTAGCACTTGCGGATACAGACGCAGACTCAGCCACGACAATAGGACTTGTTACCGAAACGATAAACAACAACCAAGAAGGATTTGTAACAACAAGCGGTGAGGTAAAAGGAATCAATACAACGGGTTCATTGCAGGGTGAAACGTGGGTTGACGGAGATATTCTTTATTTGAGTGGTACAACGTCGGGACGCATTACAAATGTGAAGCCTTCCGCACCAACTCACACAATCATTATTGGTTATGTGGTTTACGCTCACGCGAATAATGGAAAGATTTTCGTGAAGGTGGATAACGGCTATGAGTTGGACGAGTTGCACAACGTGTCAATCACTTCACCTGCAAACAACGAGGGGTTATTTTACGACAGCGCAACAAGCCTTTGGAAGAATGAAACTATTGCAAGTGCTTTGGGCTACACACCTTTCAACCTTCCTGCTTTAACAAGCGGCAGCGTATTATTCAGCAACGGCACAACAATAGCGCAGGACAACGCAAACTTATTCTTTGATAATACGAATAATAGGTTTGGGGTTGGTACGGCTTCGCCAGTTTCAACGATGCATATTCAAGGAACATATGCTGGTACTGATGATAATTTAATTCCACAATTAAGATTTCAAAATTCAAACACCACTTCAAGCGTTGAATTGTATGCTCTTGCAAAAGTTTTAGTAGGAACTGGATTTGGTGGTGGATTTCCTGAAATGTGGTTGCAGGTTAGGAGAGATTCAAGCAATGGCGGAAGTGCTGCTTTGCGTGTTGTTAGTAATCATCCATTGCAATTATGGACAAACAATACTGAACGTGCAAGAATCTTCGCCAACGGAAACTTCGCCATCGGCACAACAACAGACGCAGGTTACAAGTTAGATGTGAATGGAACGGCGAGGATTCAAAACAATTTTTTCATAAGTAGTGGTTTTGCAGTAGCAAGTTTGGGCAATAATGTAAATCTTCGCTCAAATTTAATAGGTGGTTCGGGATATGTAGTTGACGCACAATCTTACAACACATTAAATTCAGCAAGTAACGAGCAAGGGTTTGGACAATTTACGGGAATATACGCGCCAACATCTGTAAGCGGCACACCTTCCTTTAATGCTTTAAAATTAACTCCAACCATCAACCAAACAGGTGGTGCAAATGGAGTCACACGAGGGCTTTACATCAATCCAACACTAACAGCAGCAGCAGATTGGAGAGCAATTGAAGTAACGGCAGGAATTACAATTTTAGGCGCAGCCACAACGGCTAAAGCATCGTTAAGAATGCCAAGCGGAACAGCACCTACCTCACCTGTAAACGGCGACATTTGGTTTGATGGAACTGATATAAAAATGAGAATAGGCGGAGTAACAAAAACATTCACTTTAATATAATAAACAATGGCTAAAATTCAACCAATCACATTTCCTCTCAACGTAGGAACAGCAACAGAAATGAGTGTTCTCATTCTCAACTTCGAAACGAGCGCAACAACTTGCACTACTTACTACGAATTAAAGACGGAAGAAGGCACAGTGCTTTCGAATGGTAACTACACTTTAACCGAAGATGAGTTCGCAGCGTGGGGAACGGACAACGAGTGGGTAACCGAGTGCGTGGCAAAAGCAATAGGTGTAACAATTTTATCTTTCTAATATGAACTTAACAGAGGAACATTTGAAGCAGTTAGATGCTTTCATTCAAGAGATGCCAGTGAAATTTGGCTTACCATTGATTCAATTTTTCAACAAGATAAAAGAGGAAGCAGAGAAAGATGCCTAACGAACAGAGCGCACCAAACTTCTTCGCTGTGGTCAACGATATGGCTAAACGCTTTGTCGAGTTGATGCAGTCTGACTATCGTATGAAGCGAAAGGTCGGCAAGAACTTTACTAACGCGGTTGCAAGTGGTACGCTCGAAAAGTCTTTGAAATATAGACTGCAAATCAAAGGTCAAAACATCAACGTTTCAGTCTACGCGAAAGGGAAGGCAGGTAAGTATTTCTTGTTTCGTGAGAATGGTGTGAATGGAACGCAGAAATCGCAAGGTGCGCCATACTCATTCAAAAAAGGTTCTGGAAGCAAACCTGCGAAGGGTCAGATGTCTCCAATGCAAAAGGCTATCTACGATTGGATGACAATAAAAGGTATTCGCCTACGTCAAAAAAGCGGTAAGTTCAAGAAGACGACAGAACAATTGAAAATGGAAGTGGCGAAACTCATAATGTTCAAAGTTCGTCGTGACGGAATCAAAGGGTGGAAAGCATTCGACTACGCATACGAAAACATTTGGGACGAATACGAAGCAAAGGTAGTAGCAGCATACGCGAAAGACTTTGAAGCAACAATAGAGAATCAACTAAACGACATACAATAAAATGGCAATTACAATAGACGATCAACCATATCAATACACACCAATAGGTCAGCGACTTATGCTCGTTGCATCTTCAACGAATGTGGCTAACGCAGGCTTCCGTTTCGTGTTCGACTTCGGTTCGTTCCAAGTCAATGTTCAACCCAATGCTTCGAACAAAGGAATCTTAGACCTTGCGCCTATCTTTCGTGAATCATTAAAACACCGCGAAGGAGCAGCAAACGAAGGAATCAATGTTGAATACCACAGCGTTGCAAATATCTCTTGCACAATAAAAGAAGGGTGGTTGGTCGACGGAGTGTTCACGGTAAGTGGTTCGGGTATGGCTGACATTGACGACGTGTATGCTTTCCTTGCTGAATATCAAGTGAGCGACGGATACAAACCGAATCCAACTGATAGATATGGTTTGTTTACAACCAATTCTTATATGATGAGTGAACGTACCAACGAAACTCACAAATGGATTGAAGCACCTTCGCGTGGTCTTTCAAACGATTGGGTGTACATACCTACGCGATTAGCTGATTTTGGACAATTATACGCACCTTGTTTTAATGGTCTGATAGGTAACAATGCAGATTCTTTAATTGTCTCTTTATACGACGACACAGACACGTTGATTGATAGCAATTACTACACACTACCAACGGACAACAATGCGGTTGCTCGTGTGGGTGCTTATCCTTCAAACCTAATAACCGACGGTTATGACTTTACTGACGTTAAATACTACACTATCCAAGCGGGTGAAGTTACTTCTTTTCCTGTTTACACACCTTTTTCACGCGTGTATTGTTTTTACCTTGTCGACGATGATTGTCGTTTTGACAATGTTCGTCTGGGTTGGACGAATACTTGCGGTGGTATTGATTACTTCAACTTCACGAAGAAGAGCGAGTTGTCGTTCAACTACGATCGTAAGCAATATCAAAAAGTAGTTGGAAGTTACAACGCTTCAACGTTTGGATTCAACACCTACGACAGAGGAACAACGGACAGATACGTCACAACGACGAAAGGACTGCAAATAAACAGCGACTGGGTAAGCGTTGGAGAGTTTAACCTGTTGCAGACTTTGTGTCGTTCAAACGACGTGTTTATAATCAATGACGACGGAACACAAGTTCCTGTTCTTGTGGATACTCAAAACTTTGTTATCAAGGACGAACGCTATTCTAAATTATACAACGTTACTTTGAATCTTAAATACTCACAACCTGTTGGCTTATGATGAACGAAGTAATACTAACGCTTACCGATAGCAACGGCAACAGCGCGATTCTCGACCTTTACGAGAACGAGAAGATGCACTTGAACTATAAGTTCACGGACATTACAGACTTCGCTTCTGTGGGTAACTACTCGCGAGAGTTTCGCGTTCCAGCGAGTAAGACAAACACCGACTTTTTCGGTGCTATCTTCAACGTAAACTTCGACGGTTGGTTTGACTTTAGAAAGAAGGTTGACGCGGTGTTGACGGTGAACACAATTCCAATCGCAAGCGGACATATTCAGGTGAAAAAGTTGTATTGGCAAAGTGGTAAGTTGTTCGAATTCGAGATTGTATTTTTCGGTGAAGTACCAAACCTTGCACGCTTGCTCAACGAGAAAAAGTTGAAAGATATTGAGAGCATTGTAGCAGGTGACCTTGACTACGATTTACTCCACGAATACGTTGAAACACCACCTAACGCGCACACGATATTAACGCTTTGCGATAAGTGGAATTTAACAAGTTACAACACGGAAGGGCAACCTGTTTATTCACCTTCTGACACTACGTTTGACACATATAAACCTTTGTACGTTGGTCATATGACACCTGCGGTTAAGGCGCAATACTTGTTCGACCAAATAATGAACGACGCAGGTTTGCAGTATTCAAGTGATTATCTTGGAGAAATACTTGAAGACGTTTATGTTCCTTTTGTGAATGGTCAATATTTGAATAGTGCGTTAGGATTAAACGACATTGCAAGTATTTTGGCATTGTCAACAGATTCCACAGGAATTGTTTTGACAGCAACTAATGGAACTTATGATTTATATAACGACTTTGTTGAATACGAAGACGCTGGTAATGATTGGAGTGGTGGTGTTTATACCGCTCCATTTACAGGAGAATTTACTTTTCGCGTTTGGATGCACGGAGATGCAAGTCAAAATAACGCAAATACAAATTTAAATATTACGAATACATTTATATTTTTAATCAATGACGTAGTAACAAATTTGTTCGACCAAATACAATTAGTTCCACCATTAGGAACTACAACAGATGCAACATTCAATACGGACTTTACAAAGACGCTATCGTTAAATGCAGGTGACACATTAAAAATACAATGGCAATATAATCCTTCTGCAATTGCTAATGGAGCGCAACCTTCAGCAACAATTAATTTAATAGGTAACGGAGCAAATGACTACACAGGAACAGGTGTTGAACTTGTAAGCGTTGGAACAGCGTTAACAGGTGACACAGTTCTTATGGAGTTCAACGCTCCAGATATGAAGCAAATTGATTTCATAACTTCAATACAAAAGATGTTCAACCTTGTCTTCGTTGCAGATAAGACGCTTCCGAACACGCTTCGAATAGAACCAATGGTTGAGTATATCGCAAGCGGAAACACGCTCGATTGGTCGCACAAATTAGACTTATCGAAAGACATTACATACTATCCAACAACAGACCTACAAAAGGCTAAGTTCACGTTCACATACGCGGAAGACGGAGACTATTATAATTCTATATACAAAGACAATGGTCGCGTGTACGGACGTTATGAAGTGACAGAAAACGATTTCGAAGTAATCAATGAGTTTGCGACAGGTGAAGAGAAGGTTGAGTTAGCATTTGCGTCTACACCTTCAGCACCTATTCAAAGCACAGACCTTGTTGTTCCTGTTTTTACAAACGCAGAAGGCAACTTTGTTCAACCGAAGCCACGCATCCTTTACTACTTCGCTGACTTCTTCGTCAATATGTACGACGAGGTTTCAGATAGCGTAGTGCAAACAGCGGTTAAGTGTTTGAACAATTACTCGACAATGAACGCAACGGTGTCAGATAGCGACTTAAACTTCGCTCCCGAAATACCACCGCACACGATCGTGGCGAATCCATACAACAACTTATACAATCGTTGGTGGAGAAATTACTACCGCGAGTTATATGACGGACAAGCTCGCATTTTAGAAGGAATGTTTGCACTTACTTTGAACGACATCTTCACGTTTCAATTCAGCGACAAGATTTGGATAATAGATTCTTGGTGGCGCGTGTTGGACATCGAAGGTTATGTTGTCGGCGAACAGGATATGACGAAAGTAAAACTCATTCGCGTGTTAGACATAGACAACGACTGCGACCTTATACCGGTATCTGCTAACCTTGACCAAAGTCTTAATTGGGAAACACCAGAGGGCGCAGAAGCTACAATAACAGAAGACTGCTGTCTGCGTTTCGGCTACAATTGGAACAGCGCAAAGAACAATTGCTACTCACAACCAAACAACGGAACGCGTTCTTTCATCACAGCACAAGCTCCTTCACTTGCACCAACGCGATTTGGCGCACCTGTTCAATTTAACGCAGGAGTGTCTCAACCTGTTAAGACCATAACGACGGACTACGTTGTAACGAATTACGACCGAATGATTTTCGCAGATACGACAGGCGGAAGTATCACAATTTATTTACCTTCTGCAACGACAACAGCAGGTCGTGAATTGATAATTCAGAAAAGCGCAGCGGCTAACGGAGTGACAATTCAAGCATACACAGGTGAGACGGTTGAAGGTAGTGGTTCGGTAGGATTAAGCGCATTAAGAGACACAATAACAATTATTTCAAATGGAACAAACTTCACAGCTACATCTTCAAAATAAAGCAGACGCAATGTTGGCTTGTTTGGAGTTCTTGAAATTGAATATCAAGACTGAAACAGAGTTCGGTAAGATGGCGAACGGAAAGCGACAATTATCAAAGTTGGTTTACAATTTATATAAGTTTGTCGTAATTCCTGTAAACTACGCGTTTTGGATATTTCTATTATATATAATCTTCTTCTAAAATGGCGGCAACAACAAAACAATTTAATGTAAGCGGTAATGCAATTACATATTTAAATGAAACAACTGAAGCGGCGAATGATGCTAAACGTGAATTAAATGATTTACAAAAGCAGATGCAATCAATGGATTCAAAATCTATTGAATTTCAAAAGGCTGCAGCAAGAGCAGGACAGTTAAAAGATCAATTAAATCAGACTGCTAATGCAGTAAGAGCAAATACAGGTCCAGCAATAGAAGGTTTACGGACTTCGTTTGGTCTTATGGGTGAGCAAATGAGAAATTTGGATTTTACTGGATTATCACAATCAATTTCATTATTTGGAACTAACCTAAAAAAATTAAAGCCAGAAGACATCACAAATGGCTTTAAAGAAATGTTAGGTGCTGCAAAAAGTGCTATAAAAGGATTATTTAGTTTAGTGGCTCAAAATCCACTTCTTGGAATAGCAGGTGCATTAGTTGGTATTGTCGCTTATTGGAAAGAGTTAAATGGACTAATAAATTCAAGTGACATTTCTAAACTTGAAAAACAAAAACAAATACTTCAAGATGAAGCAAGAATTTTAGAAACTCAACTTGCAACTGAAAAAGCAAAAGGAATAAGTATTGAAAGTCAATACAATCAAGAAACTGCTATTCTTAAAAAGAAAATAGATATTGCTATTCAAGAAGAAAAACTTGCTACACTAAAAGGAGATACAGAAGCAAGAACAGAAGCAATAAAAGTAAAAGAACAAGCAATCTATGATTTAAAACTTCTTCAAGCGCAACTTGAAGGAAAAATTAATGCTGGTGTTGAAGAAGCAAAACGTACAACGGATGCAGCTTATGGATTACAACAAAAGAAAAATGAAGCTGCTAAAGCTGAGCTTGATGCGATTGAATCAATTAAAACACTTTCAAGACAAGATGCTGAAACAATAAAAAACAAAATGTTAGACATCAACGCTATGAATGCGATGTTGTCAAGACAAAGTTTCACACAACAAGAAATAATTGATGCAAAAAATCAAGGATTACTTACCGAAAGAGATTTATCAACTTGGATTGATAACTCATACAAATCTCGTGAAGCAATTGAAGGTAAATTAAAAAAAGGTCTTCAAGATAGAATAAATGCAGGTAATTCAGAAATTGAACAACTCAAGCAAATTATGTTTGGTAGAACTTCTGAATTAGGATTATTAGTAAAATCTGCTAAGGCAAAAATGGACGCTGTAAAGTCCGAAGAAGAATTAGCAAAATTAGAAGCTGAAAAACGAGCAAAAGAAGAAGCCGATGCAGAAGCAAAAAGAAAACGTGAAGAAAGATTAAGACAGATTGAAGAAGACAAGAAAAAACTTGCTCAAGATGTTGCAGATATTGAAAAAGACATTGCTCAATTTAAGCGTCGTGGAATGTCTGATATTGAGGCTGAGATTTATCAAGCAGAAGAAAAATATAAAATACAAAGAGAAACTTATATACGTGCTAAAAAATCTAAAAAAGAATTAGAAGAACTTGAAGAATTACACAACATACATATTGTAGAAATACTTCAAAAAGGTGACGCGGAACAAGCAAAAATTGATGAAGAAGCAAATGCTTTAAAATTAAAGCAACAACAAGATGCCGATGAAAAACTTCTTGAAGAAAAACAAAAAGCGGCAGAAAAAGAAAAAGAAAGACAAAAGCAACAAATTGATTGGGAAATTGAAAGCCAAACACAACTTGCCGAAGCGAAATGGAATATAGCAAATTCCTCAATATCTTTATTAGGAACACTTTTCGCCAAAAATAAAAAGGCAGCAGATGTGGCTTTTGCGCTTGAAAAAGGTCTTGCTATTGCAAAAGTAGTAGTGAGTAACAGAGCAGCAAATGCTGAAATTCTTGCAAAGCAATTAGCGTTTTATTCTTCTTCTGGACCATTAGCATTACCATTGGCGGCAGCGAGTGCAGCACCAATGTTTGCAGCGAACAACTTAAACGCAGCAGCATCTATCGCAGCAATTGTAGCAAGTGGAGTAAGTAAATTTATGGGCGGTGGAGGCGCAAGTCTTTCAACTCCTTCAGTAGGTGGTGGAGGAACGGGAGGATTAACACCACCTTCACCTGCCAACTTCGCGTTCTTGGGCAATCAACCCAACCAACAACAACCACCGCTTCAAGCCTATGTTGTAAGTACACAAGTGTCAAGCAATTTAGAAGCACAACAATTAATAAATAATCAATCTCGCTTAGGAGGATAAAACAATGAAAAAAATTAAAGTTATTGAATACGGAATCGACGACGCGGGACTTCTTGGAGTGTACGCGATTAGCGTCGTAGAACAACCTGCAATCGGTGTAGACTTTGTAGCATTGAGCGAACAACACAACGTTAAGTTCAAAGAAGATTTTAGAGGTCTTTTGTATGGAGCGTTATTGATTCCCGATCAACTGATTTACAGACGCAACGACGAAACAGACGAGGAATACTATGTGAAGTATTCGAAAGACACCATTCGCGCTATTGCTTACAATTATTTGAAACAAGCGAACCAAAACAACGCAACAGTTGAACACGCGAAAGTGGTTGACGGAGTGTCTTTGGTTGAGACGTGGATTATTGAAGGAGAAAACGACAAGTCGAAGAACTTTGGGTTTGACCTTCCAGAAGGTACTTGGTTTGGTTGTATGAAAGTGGAGAACGAAGAAGTGAAGAAGCAGATACAAAATAAAGAGGTTCTTGGCTTTTCTATCGAAGGAAACTTCATCGCAGAGAAAGAAATGTATCTAAGCGAACAACAACCCACCTTAATTGAAGAATTAGAGCAGTTGTTAGCGTTAGCCACACAAGAAGAAATTGAAGCGCGTTATGATGATTATATGGGCGCGGTGAATATGACTTATTCAGAACTAAAAGCGTGGTCAGAAACGGAGTGTTCAACTTTGGCTTCACTTGATCGTTCACCAATCGAAAGAAATCTTGAATTGTTACAAACGAACAAAGCCGATTGGACGGAGAAACACTACGAAGATGCAGGAAAGACAATTGCTTTCATAAATAGAATGCGTGAAAATCAAGCGGGTGATATTTTAGAAGATAGCAATGGAAACGTTTGCGGAAGTAAGCGCACGATTAGTCTTTTGAACTGGGCTTATAATCCGAATAAGTAATGAATATCGAGGCAGGTGGTTTCTTTAAGTTGGAGTTGTTCAACGATGACGCTAACCTGTTTCTTAACGCACTCACTAAGATAACGAACGAGGGCGGTAAAATGGGTTTTAAGACGTACGGATTGAGTGAAGACGAGATGAAAGTATTAAACGCGATTCTCGACAATTTAGGATAAAAAAAAACGGGGGTAATCACTCCCCCGTTCAAACCTAAAAATCAAATTCAACCTATGAAAAAGCGAATTACGAAACAAATATACCTCTTTTTATATCTACGAATCAAACAAACAATTAACAGAATTATGAATTTACGAGAAAAAGTAAACGCTCTATTCGCAAAACACAATGTTAGCCTATCTGCTGAAGAAGTAGTTGAGGTGAAGCAAATGGTTGAAGCAATTTTAGAGGACGGTACAAGCATTTACTCAGACAGCGATGTATGGGCTGCGGGTGTTCGTGTATTCGGCAAAGACGCAGAAGGCAACGAGGTTGTTTTGGCTGACGGAGAATACAAGACAGCTGAAAGCATCATTGTAGTTGTTGAGGGTGGTCTTGTGACTGAATTAAAACCAATGGAAGAAGAAAAAGAACCAGAGGTTGAAGTAGTAATCGAAGAAGAACAAGCTTCTGAGGTTGTTGCTGAGGAATCACTAAACGCAGAGGTTGAAGGACTTCTTTCGTTAGTTGCAAAACTTGAAAGCGAACTTTCTGAAATGAAGAAAGCAAACGCAGAACTTTCAAGCGAAGTGACAAAATTAAGCGCTCAGCCTGCTGCGCCTTCAATCAAAGAAGTAAAGCAAGCAAAAGTTACCGCACCTTCTAAGCCATACGCTAAAATGTCGGCTGAGGAGCGTTTCGTATTTCACTTAAACAAATAAAAAAAACAAACAATAAAAAATGGCTACTACATTATCACCAAACCCTATCAGCTCAACATTTGCTGGTACTGCAGCTGCAGGATATATCCGCGCTGCGTTCTTAAGTAACGAGTCTTTGGCTGCTGTTACTTTCAAAGAAAACATTGAGTACAAACAAGTTGTTCGTCGCTTAGTTGACAACATCACTTTCGAAGCACCTACTTGCGACTTCACTCCACTTGGAACTGTTGCATTAAGCGAGCGTGTTTTGACTTTGGAAAAATTCCAAGTACAGAGAAATTTGTGTAAAAATGACTTTTTAAAAGATTGGGAGAGCCGTTCAGAGCAAAACAACGAACTTCATGCTTCATTGACTGACGCTATCATTGCTAACGTAATGGCAGGTATCGCTGCTAATAACGAGCGCGTAATGTGGCAAGGTGTGAACGCAACAACAGGTGAGTACGCAGGTTTCGAAACTTTGTTCTTGGCTGACGCTTCTGTTCTTGATGTTGCTACTCCAGAGGCTATCACTTCTGCAAACGTAATTGAAGAAATGGCTCGTCTTGTATTGACACTTCCAACACGCGTTCGTCGTGCTACTGAGAAGCCTGTAATCGCAGTATCTTCAAACGTTGCTGAGGCTTACAGAACTGCAATCTTAGGTCTTGGCGGTGGTTCTTACTTGTATCAAGGTGAGACTGTTAAGATGACTTGGCAAGGACAATACGACATCATCGAGTGTCCTGGTATGTCTGACGACACAATGGCTATGTACCAAAAGTCTAACTTGTGGTTCGGTACTAACTTACTTGACCAATGGAACAACGTAGCAGTTTTGGATATGTACCAATACGACCTTTCACAAAACGTTCGTTTCTCTGCTCAGTTCTTTGCAGGTGTTCAGTACGGATTCGGTGACGAAATCGCGTTCTATCAATACACTGCATAATCTCAACCATTCTAACCCTTGCACAAGAGGTAGCGGCTTAAACACCGCTCCTCTTTTGTGCTAATAAAACTATAAAAAAAATGTGCGAATTAAATAGCGGATTTACTCTCGATTGTAAAAATGGCATCGGTGGCATTAAGCAAATCGTTTTGTTGGATCAATCATTGGTAACTGGGTTTACTCTTGATGCATCAAATATAATAACAGCAATTGCTGGACCAACAGAAGCAGATTTGTACACATACGAATTACCAACACAAACAGGTTCATTCGAAGAAACAATCAATTTCAACCGCGACAACGGAACAGTATTTTACACGCAGACGGTTAACGTAATGTTGCACAAATTAAGCGCAGCAAAACGCAAGGAGTTGCAAGCAGTTGCACAAGCACGCGTGATTGTTTTCGTTTTGGATACTAACGGAAATTGGTGGGCAGTTGGATATGAGAACGGTGCAGACCTTTCTACTGCAACAGCAGCAACAGGAACTGCTTTAGGTGATGCAAATGGATATACCTTAGCGTTCACACACGAAGCAGCGGTTCGCGCTTACCAAATGTCAGGAGCGCCTTCTTCAGTGATTTCTTAATAAAAAACTTTTACACACATAGGGACAAAGCGTCCCTACGTGTTGTAATTTTAACGTAAAGGAAAGATAGAATGGTTTATCTAAATACAAACACAGCGAATCAATATGCGTGGCTTTCGTTAGACGAAGGTCGCCAGTATTTCAACGTTGCCTTTACTCATTATTTGCTTGTTATGACTTACGAAATGACAGGTGAACAACTCGCGCAAGTAGTAACTGTTATCAACGAGAACGAACGCGTAACTAAAATAAGACTTACAACAGTTGGTTTGACCGATGCAGGACGTTATCATTACGAAGTCTATGGTCAAAACAGCAGCAGCAATATAAACCCTACCAATGCTTCCGTCGTTGGATTGGTTGAAAAGGGGTTAATGATTTTACAAGACGGAACAATTTACTTTGACGTTTCAACACCTACGATTCCCGTAGACGTAATTTATACAGGTGCATAATATGAGCAACATTCAAGCAATAAACTTATCGGCTTATCAACCTGTTGAAGCGGTTGAAAAAGAAAACAGAAGCGGTTGGATTGACTACGGACAAAACAACTTATTCCCTCAACACCTTATAAACCTTTACCAAAACTCACCAATACACAATGCGTTGGTGAACTCAATCTCTTATATGATTGAGGGACAAGGTACAGGAACTATTCTCGACAACGCTTTGCAAGGTATTTCTTTCGACTTAAAACTTCAAGGCGCATTTGTTGCCGAAGTTATTTGGTCAATGGACTTCACACGCGTTGTACAAATCAACCATTTGCCTTTTGAGAATTGTCGTTTGGCTTACGATCGTGACGAAGACGATATAACAGGAATTTTCTATTCAAAAGATTGGGCGAATACAAGAAGCAAGAAAGGAAAGCCAGAGTTCATTCCTGCGTTCAACCCTTCCATTGCACAAGAACAACCAAGACAAGTTATTTACGCGCACGGAATGAGCGCAGGAAGTGTTTACTATCCTAAACCCGACTACTTCGGTGCATTGAATTATATCGAGTTGTCCTATCAAATGGGACTTTATCACGTCAATAATATATTGAATGGTTTATTTCCTTCGTTCATCATTAACTTCTTGAATGGTATTCCACAGAAAGAAGAACGTGAGGCTATTCGTCGCGAATGGGAAACAAGATTGAGCGGTGCAAATAACGCAGGTAAGTTCTTAATGACGTTTAACGAAGACCCAACACGCGCACCACAAATCGAAGCATTTCCTCTTTCAGATGCTGACAAACAATACCAGTTCTTAAGCGAAGAAACAGCGAAGCAAATTATGGTTGGACACCGTGTTGTTTCACCATTGATTCACGGAATCAGAGACACGACAGGTTTCGGTTCTAATAAAGATGAAATGTTGGTTGGTTTAGAGATATTCAACAACCAAGTTATTAAGCCATATCAAAGAATCATTGAAAGAGTTTTCACTCCAATTTTAGGTGAAGTAAACATCGAAATGAATTCTCCATTCGACGAAGTTGTAGTTGAACCAACAACGCAAACAATCGAATTAAAAAAAAAAGTAGTTGCGGATGCTGAGAATGATTTCAGCGACGAACAAGGCAAAGAGTGGATTGATATTCTAAAAGAAAAAGCGGAATACATCGATTTAGACGAATGGCAGTTGGTAAGTGAAGAAGATGTTACCGATCCAGACAACGAAATGAACTACACAAGCGAGTTCTTTGCAAAGCGTAACAAGATGCCGACAATGAGCGACGCTCAAGGTGAGAAAGAATCTAAGTGGGGAGATAAAGGACTTTATAAATTACGCTATGCCTATTCACAAAACATAAGCGAAAATAGTCGTGAGTTCTGCAAAGAAATGGTTCAAATGTCGCAGTTAGGCGCAATCTTTCGTTATGAAGATATTGAAGCAATGAGCAAGGAAGGAGTGAATGGAAGTTTTGCACCTCAAGGGCAAAATTCTTATAGTTTGTTCCGCTATGTCGGGGGGTGCTTCTGCCATCATTTTTGGAGGCGTTTAATTTATATTCGCAAGCGCGATTCAAAAGGACGCATACTTCCTAACGACGGATTGAACAATGATAAGCGTGTAGGTAACAACCCTTATGTTCCACAAAAAGGCATTGAAGGAACAGCACCAATCAACAGACCAGACAGAGGTTCTTTAAAATACCCTTAATAAAAACACACAATGGCACTACAACCCGAAGTTCTTTTAATAGACGAAAATTACATAAAGAAATACACTTGGATTAACGGTTCAGTTGATCCGTTGCTTATGTACCCTGCTATCTATTTGTCGCAAGATAAATACGCACAATTGTATTTAGGAACTGACCTTTACAATAAGATTAAAGAAGACGTTGTAAACGACGATATTACGGGCGCATACGAGACTCTTCTTGACAATTACTTGCGTCGAATGGTTATGTGGTGGACTATGTACGAAGTATTGCCTCATTTGTACGTTAAAACGGACAACGGAAGTTTGGTAATTCGCACAAGCGAAGACACTACACCTATTTCACAAACCGACTTACAAAACTACCGCGACCAAGCGCGTTCACAAGCAATGTTTTACACGCAAAGAATGGTAGACTATTTGTGTTTCAATCAGTCAGACTTTCCAGAGTACACGACGAACACAACGCAACAGATTTGGTCGCAAACAAATGTGTATCCGTCGAACGCTTTTGAGATTAGCGACGGACGTGATAGACTTCCATACGAATACAGACGACGCGGTTTAGGTTGGTTGAGATAAACTAAAATAAAAACGAATGGCAACAAGGGGACGCAAGAAGAATTTAACGATGCACAAGATTTACGAAGAAAAATTTCGTAAGTATCTTGCAAAGAAAGAGAAACAAATAAAGAAACTGAAAAATGAAAGTTAACGCTGACGGCTACGCGCTATTAAAGAAGTTTGAAGGCTGTCGTTTAAAGGCTTATTTGTGTCCTGCAAACGTGTGGACGATTGGATACGGAAATACGTTTTACGAAGACGGAACGAAGGTTAAGGAAGGCGACGTAATCACACAAGCAAGAGCGGAGCAATTAGCGAAAAACGTCATTGATAAGTTCGCGGTATCCGTTCGTGCATTGATAACGCAAACGCTTAACGAGAATCAGTTTAGCGCGTGTGTTTCACTTGCGTATAACATCGGTGTTAATGGCTTCAAGAAGTCGTCTGTGTTGAGAAAGGTAAATGCTAACCCAAACGATCCAACAATAGCAGATTCTTTTCGTCTTTGGAACAAAGGTGGCGGAGTAATTCTCAAAGGTTTGGTTCGTCGTCGTGAGGCTGAAATTGAATTGTACTTTAAGTCATGAACACAGAAACTGAAATCGTTTTGATACACGAACAACTCCAAGAAATGGACAAGAAAATCGACCGTATTTACAACGTGTTGATTGGTGACGACGAAATGAAAATTGAAGGTCTTGTTAGCAAGGTGCAGAAGCACGACAAGTACATAAATAACCAACGTTTGCAGGTCGCTCGTTTGGGTGGTATTGCAACCGCTGCGGGTATCGTTGGTGGCTTACTTGTTCAATTCGTATTGAAGTTTTTATGAAGGATAA